CGCGTTTCCTCGTCGATCTCGTAGACGATTGCCGGTAGCGTGTTGTTGGCGCGTCGCATATCCGGGCTTATGCGCGTTCCGATCATCGTCGTTACGCTGATATCTGACGAAAGAGCCTGAAAGATGGAACGCGCCAGGTTAGACATTGTTGCCGCCCCCTGCGCGTTTCGAGCCTGTGCGATTTAGGATGTGCAGCAATTCCGCGCGCAACATCTGTTGATAGAGCGCGGGAACGGATTTTTCGATGATGGCCGCCACGCGCTGGCGGACCTTGCGGCCCGCGATGTATTTGCCCGCCTTGATGTTGCGGAAGCCGGGATCGATTACGTTTGCGATTGCCGCCATCGCGCGCGCCTTCGATGCCGAAATGCCGACGGTCCCGGTGACGTTGTCGCGCCGGCGCTTGATCTTCGAGCGGACCGCCGCGCGGATCGCCGCTCGATGGCTCGGAGTCGGCGCGTTACGCTTGAAAGTTTCCGCCCGCCACAACGCTTTATATTGCGTCCGAACGCCGTTGAGAAGTTTCGACACGCTGCGGTACTGCGCCGCCGCGAATCGGTTGGGATCCGCGATAGCGGCCACCCGCGCGCGGAAAGCGCTCCGAGCTGCATTTGGTACGCGCGCGTTCATGTAGTCAACACTCCCGAAGTCGTGAGAATATGCGTTGTTTGCCCCGAAATCGTGCTAGTTGTCATTGTGCCGGTATAGGTCATTTGCGCGGCGCCGGGATATTGAATAATGATCAAACCGCTGCCACCCGACCCGCCCGAAACGTTGCCGCCCGACGTATTTACGCGCGATGCTCCGCCGCCGCCGCTGGCCGTGTTTGGAGATGCTGTTCCGCCCGTACCGGTTCCCAATATCCCGCCACTCGCGCCGCCACCGGCGCCGCCGGCGTTAGCGATTGCGTTGAATGTTCCGCCGCCTCCGCCGCCGCCATATTGCGCAAACGCGTATATCGCGCCAGCTCCGCCAACGCCGTTTGTAGCACCGCCATTTGATCCGACTGCCCCCAAGCCGCCTCCGCCGCCGCCGCTGAACGGAAAAGATGACGAAGCGCTACCGCCGGCGAAGCCGCCGCCAGTAGCCGCGCCGCCTGTGCTTGACGATGGATAGGATGAACCGCCGCCGCCACTTCCGCCCGACCGGCCGTTTTTGTTGGCGCTGCTGCCGCCTGAACCGCCGCCGCCGCCGCCAATCGCAGTAAGCGTTACCGCGCTCCCTACGAACGTGGTGCTAGTACCTTCCGATCCTGCGCTGGGGCCGACGCCACCGGCGCCGCCGCTTCCAATCGTCACAGTAAATAGCGTTCCCGATGTCACAGACAATCCACTAGAAACAGCGATTCCGCCAGCACCGCCACCGCCGCCGCACAACGAGTTTACGTCGTTGATCGTGCCTCCACCGCCACCGCCGCCACCGAACGCGTAAACGTCAATCGAATATGCACTCAACAGAGATAGCTCGCCAAGCCGGCAACGCAATCGAAGTTGTTGATGGCGTGATCGATCGTCGACAACCTCGGCGATTTCGTAATTCGTAATGACGGGATTTCCCGCCACCATATCGTAAACCTGGACAACAAACCCCGTCTTGATCCCGGGATAGTACGGGATAACGATTTCGCATTCGTCTACCGCCGCGTCGCCGCGGTTTATGAGTTGATCGTACCGCCGCGACGTCTGCACGTGGCCGCGAAGGTCAACAAGTGTCGCTTCGGTCGGCGCGGACGCCTGGCCCGTTGTCGAGACCGACAACGTCCGCGAGCGGATCCGCATCCGCGTACGCATGAGTCCGACGCCGATCATAGGATCGCGCCAGTCCGCCAACGAGATGCGAGCATTTGCCACCCGGCGGTATCGGGCGGCGTCGCATCGTCGCCGCGATACGCGTAGTAGTAACCGAGCCGCAATTTGAGCGCCTGGACAATTGAAACCGGGACGCTCGCCAACGCTAGATTCGTTGAGAATGCGAGCGTCCCGGGAAACTCAATTGCGCCCGTATCGATCTGTTCCCGCGCATCGTACGCCGTGAAATACTCGAGCGTGCGAAACTTGGTAGCCGTCAATGTCAACGGCGAGCCGCCATCCTCGGTCCACGTCGCCGTGGCCGTGTTGACTGGCACTCGATCGAAACGGAAATACCCGTCGTCTGGCTTCATCTCGTAGCGACGCGTAAACGAATGGACGCCGAATTGCAGACGCGTTACCTGTTCCCATTCTTCATGGACAACGGTAATCAGCGTCGTGATATAGGCGTCATCCTCCGAGTGGAACACTCGGAGATGCGCTTTAGCGTCGGCTAGCGAGATGATCGACATATCAGCGACGGATCGAGACCATGGCGTTCCGATCGAGGATCTTGCCGACCTGGCGCGTCTCGGAGATGAAACGAACCTGGCCGCTCGCCGCGTTGGTGTACGGGTCGGCAATCATCGGGACGGTATCGACGCGCACAATGCGGTAGCCGCGCTCGATATTGCCAAACACGCCGATCGGGTCGCCGGTTGCCGGGCTTGCCTGGACTGGCCACGACGCCGTCAAGTACACGGGGAATCCCATAAAGTTGACCGTCGAGCGGTTGCCGTCCATCGTGCCAGACCCTTCGCGCGCAATCGATGGCAGTTGACCGCCGCCGAACGGGTACGAATTGGCCGCGTTCTGCGACACAATCGACGCCCAGACGGACGCGTTCAACAGCCAACAAGCGTTGCCGAGATATTGCGGTCGGAGTCCGGTCGAGTACGCAATCGTCGCGCCTTCGGCAACGGTGATTGTGTTGCCGGCTAGATCCGCGTTCAGAGTGTTGCCCGCAGCTGCGCCAAAATCCCAAATAGATTGGGAGGCGATGCCCGAGTACGCGGCTACGTTGCCGGTCAAAGAGGATCCGTTGGTACCGGCGAGGAACGCCAGCTCCCAGTTGGCGCCGTGAAGCTCGGCGTGCTGGCGGATCGTATCGCTTGCAACATCGTATGGCAGGTCGCGGAGCGTTTCGGTGGAAACGATCGTCCGAATGCCGATTTTTGCCGGCGTGAAGTCGACAACGTTGCCGGTCATGTCCTTCTCGGCGAATGTTCCGGCTTCGGCCGTCGCGGAAGTCTCCGCAGCGAGATAAGCGGACTGACGGTAGAAACGAATCGGCGCGCCGCTCGAAACGGTCGTGACGGTCGCAAGCTTGGACACAACGGCGTCGCGGTCCATAAACGCCGTGAAGGTCGGATCCGCTACGGTTGTTGTTCCGCCAAGCTCCGAGACTTCAACGGCGCGAAGGTTCAGCGCCGTACCCGACTTGTACCCGCCGGCAAAAAACTGGCGGACTTCCGCGCGCAGGTCTGTACCTGCGATTCCGACGTCGCGCGCGAGCGTAATGCCGCCGCAGTCGAGACGCTCTCGGACGCTTGCGCGTCGGATATCCGCGTCAAGGCCGTCCAGCTCGGCCATTCCGTTTTCAAGCTTCTCCTGGACGTTGCGAGACTCGGGCAGCTTGAGCGTTTCTTCGAGAACATCGGCCAGCGCCTTGCGCTTTTCCTGAAGCGATTTCAAATTTGACATGGTGGAACCTTCCGAAGCGACAGAAACGCGCGGACGCGCGCTTTTGTGAATGAGATGGAACGCGCGGCGATATTCGCTTCGGGATACGCCGCGCGCTCTACGATTGAGATTTCTCGAAGGTCGATATCTCGCAGGATTCTTCGGCCCGCTTGCGACATATCTTCCTTACGAACGAAGAAACCGAACGACATTTGGCGAACAATGCCAACGCGCAACAATTCCATAGCGTCCCGGCCTAGTTGAGTGTTGGCCAGCTGCGCGTCGAACGCCAGTCCGACATCATCCGACCGCAAATTGAGCGTTCCCGACAAGGTCGACGCTAGCGGCATTTGCGGATCGTGCTGAAAATAAAACGAAACGTCCGGCGAGCGGAGCGATTCATCGAACGCGCCCGGCTCGATCGTTTCAATGACTTCTCGGCCCTGATAAGTCAACGGAAGAGAATCGCTGCGATACTTCGCGGCGTATCCACTCACGCGCATTTTGTCCGTGTCCGTCTCCTCGACCTCGAAGGTTCTATATTCCATTTTCATCGGTTGGTTCCCGCGCGGCGTCCGCCGGCATGATTGGTTGGTCGCCATTCGTGGCGACTTGCGATAGTCCGAGCATTTCGCGCGCGTCGTTGACGGTTACCGCGCCCGTTTCCGATAGATCCTTTAGCGCGCTCGCCGTGTCGCGGAGATTGCCGCGCATGAGCGCGTAATGGTCGAACACGTACCGCCGACCGCGCGGTAGCAGCTTGGTTGCCAGCGCGTCGGCAAAGCGCGAACACCATGGCGCGACGGTCGTTTCGACGTATTGACGCTGCATTTCAATCTGCGAAGTAAGCGCGCCGGCGTCGGCCTGGAACAACATTTGCGGAGGGATCGAGAGCGCGCGCGCAACCTCCATGATTGCGAATCGGCGTTCGTCGAGTAGCCCAGCCATCGCGCCGTCGCCGACCTTTTCGACCTTTACCCCTTCGTCCAGGACTAGCGGCCTGGAGGCGCCCTCCGGCGATAGGTGCTTCCTCGAGTACGCGTCGAGTAGGTCTGTTTTTGCAGTCTGCGACAATGTGCCGGGATGCGTAATCGAGATTTTCCCGACGCGGCCCGCCGATGCAATCGAAGTTGCAACACGTTCCTGCAACACGGCGAGCGACATTGCCGGCGCGCATTTGATAAGCGGCGAATCGCAGAGATACGGGTTATTCACGTTGCCCGGACCCGACATAAGTACGACGATTTCATACGGGTCGATAGCGCGACCGTCGAGGAGCCAATTTGGCTCGACTTGGAAGCCGCTCCAGACGGCCGTAATTCGGCCCGGCAACAACGGCCACAATGCCACGGGATCGCCGTTTGGCGTCCGCTGAATGAACGCGTACGCGCTTCCGCGCATGATCGCCGTCGAGACCATCCAGGCGCGCCATTCGCGGCCCGTCTGGTACGGGTTCGCTTCGCGCATGAGTAGATCGAGCGTCGGATCCGCGACATTGTCGCCGGCAACATCGTCGCGGTGGACGTTGATCGACAGTCGCGCCACGTCCTCGGCAATAAGTTTCGTCCCGCGGACTACCGCCGTAAGCCGCTCCCGCGCGCTTACATCGTCGGGGAATGTGCCGCCGATATTTCCAACGAACGTCGTTGTCGACGTGTTCGTGCCGAAAACGCCGCCCAATCGTCCGATTAGACCGTCCAAAAATGGCATATCGGGTTTATTGAAAGCCCGCTAGCCGTTTGTCAAGACCCTAAATGACGATTTTTCCCGACTCGTAACCGCTTTTTTGGTTCACTTGGAACCGCTCCGCCAGAAACGCGGCCATGCACGACGCTATTACCGCGTCGATATTGCCATCCGATCGACCCTTTACGGGTCGGACGTTGCCGGCGTTATCCTGGATCGTCCGCGTCGCCGAGAGACACGCCCGTAACACTTCGTCGCGGTCGTGGACAATCGTTTTCCCTCGGAGTCCGTCGGTCCATAGCGCCCAAGCTGGCCCCATCGTCCGAATCGACTGGTCGACGGCTGTAACTGTGATTCCGCGCTTCCGCCAATCCATAATCGCCGATTCCTGATGCGACAACGGATCGACGCCGACGTGGCGGACGTTGAAGCGCGTCTTTAGGTCGAGAATCGCGGCTTCGATAACGCCCATATCGTGGACTTCGCCGGCCATTCGGCGTAGCGCTCCCTCGGCAATCCATCGGCGGAGCGGTTGCCGCGCGCGGCGCTCGTCGACCTCGATAGCCCCGCCCGCGTACCAATGCAGACAACGGTAGCAGAATCGGCTGTTTTCCACGTCGAAAACGCATAGCGCCAGACTGCATAGGTTCGTATGCGTTCCGATCGACGCGCCCTTCGCCATATCGATTCCAATCACCGCCGGCATTCCTTCGAGCCGCTTCCAATCGATTTTTTCTGCCATTTGACGGTCGAGAATTGCCAAATCGATGCCGCCCGATAGCCGATCATTATGCCGACACAGGATCTGCATATCGCATTCCGCGACCGTATGCGGATCATGCGTTCCCATCATCGAAACGACCTGCGTTCGCATCTGCGCTATCGACATTGTCGCCCCAAGCGACGGTTGCGCGGCTACCCAACGCGTTTCGTCAAGCGCATCGTCCTCGGCGTCCAGGCCGTAAATCATCGCTCGCCACCCGTCCGGAGGAGGCATTTCGCGGCCCGCGTAATGAGCCGCCAAGGCCTCCCAATACGGGAACACGGGTTGAAGGCGCTGTTTAGCGTCGGGCGTTGTGATTGCCAATAGCTGGCTCCGCCGATCCTTCCCAAGCCCCGTAACGACGCGGCTAAATCCGCGCTCCATGCGCGCCACTTCGTCGGCGACGATTAGACGCGCCGATAGGCCGTCCATAGCCGTTTCTGTGCATGGCAGCGCCCGCATAACGCTCCCCGCCGACTTGATCCATCCGCCCTGGGCTGAGATGGCCACGCCCTCGCTCAATTGCGCCTCCGGGTCGAGCGCCCGCGTCATCGTCCGAAGCCGCTCGAATACGATCGAAGCCGTCCGCAGCGTCGGCGCGATGGCGTAGTAGGTTTGATTCTCCCCGCCCGTCTGCATGGCATAGGCCATAAGCGCCGCCGCCAGCTCCGTCTTGCCGGCGCCGCGCGCGACAACAACTAACAGCGCCTTGCAGTCGGGATCCGCCAACAACTGCGCCGCCACCGCGTACTGCCAGTCGAGGAGCCGAAGCGGTTTGCCGGCGTCGCTGCCCGCCGCCTGGCGTAGCCCGCCGACAAACTCCGAGAACGCATCGACCGCGTCCCAATTCCAGTTTTCGGCGCTCGCCAACGCGCGCTCGGCGTAACCGCGCAAAAAAATATTTGCCGCGATTTCGCGCTTGGCAATCGCCGAAAAATAGCGCGTTACTTTATTTTTGACGTCCATTTGAGCCTCGCGCCAAGCCGATCGCCGTTTGTGTACAAATAAGCC